AATTCTTTGTACCATAGAGTAGCCTTTTACTATTGTAATAAAAACTTAGTTTTTAATAGTAGTGTTAGGATTATGACATATGGTGACGATTCTATTTTTAGTGTCGCCCCACATGTCAATTTTGGATTCCATCAATGTAAAGATGTGTTTGCCCTAGTAGGAATAACATATACTACAGCTGGAGTTGATAAAAGCGGTGATAGTGCTAATTATTGTGATCTTTCAGAAATTACATTTCTAAAGAGACGATTTTGGAGCACTGTGATTAATGGTACATCTTGTGTCCTTGATCCAATTGAGCCTTTTGTCTTGTATTCGATGTTAGCGTGGTCTAGAAAATGCCACCTAACCGAGCAAGATAGGTCTTTCCAAGTTCTTTTTGCATGCCATCTAGAGTTAGTTCGACAACCTCAGGAAGTGAGAGAAGCAATTCTCCCTATGTTGACTGAGTTGAACGAAAAACTTGAAATTGCATTTCGCATTGACCCATTTCCTCAATGGGATTGCATAGAAGAGGCTATGAAAAAGTCTAAATTTACTGTTACATACAGTGAGCTGTCAGAATCCTGGCTCGTTTCTAATACAAGTTCTCGTTGGAAAGAAACTTTGTTTAGTTACATGAAATGGACCTCACAAAAGGAAGTTAGGAGCTCTACCACTTCCTCTGTGCGAATACACGAAAGAAAATTGAGCATTACTGAGCCTCGGACAGATCTTCTTCTTGAAGACGATATGAATGAGGCAGATATTATGATGATGAACAACTTAAATATAAATAACAATAATGACAACAATTTCGATGATGAAGAAGAGACTTTAGAAGGGTTCTTCATTCCTCTCAGCAGTTCAGTAGTGATTAGTAACGATCCTACTGTAAAAACAGAAACAACTGCAATTTTTGCAGACGGCGAAGAACAGATTGGAGAAGGGTCTCTGAGTTATATCGGAGAATTAGACTTCTTACCTGGTAATGATAAATCTAATTTAGAATCATTTCTATCTAGACCAACCATTATAGCTGATCTTACATGGACACATGGTAGTAGACTTACTACTAGTGTAGATCCCTGGAGATTGTTTCTAACCAACACAGTTATAGCTAGGAAATTGGATGATTTCGCATTGGTTAACGGAACCCTGCGAATAGAAGTCCTAGTAAACGGAACACCATTCCACATGGGGAGACTCAATGTGGGATACTTTCCGTTTGGAACTGGAAACTTTTTATTGACTTGCACAGACGAGATGCGAGT